ATCCCGGCTGGGACTAAGGTCATTACGATTAACTTCAGCGGCGTTTCCACTAACGGGTCGAGCGATGCCATCATCCAGATCGGCGACTCAGGTGGCGTTGAGACGTCCGGCTACACTGGGGCCAATGTAGATTCCACTCAGTCTGGCGGCGTGGACATGTCTGCGGGGTTCATTCTAGACAACCTCCAGGCGGCGGGCACCGCGCTGTATGGCTCCGTCATCCTGACCCTTTTGAACTCTTCGACGTTCACCTGGTCCATGACTAGTACCATCGCCCACGGCTCCTACCTTACGTTTTCTGCTGGCGGTAAAGCACTGTCTGCCGAGCTGGATAGGGTCAGGCTCACGACGGAGAACGGCAGCGACACGTTCGATGCTGGATCAGTTAACATCTTATACGGGAGCTAGGCATCATGGCTTGGATCGCAGTGGTTAAACAGGACGACGAAGGCAGGATCACGAAATTCCTAGACTTCGCAACAGAGACAGAGGCACTCGCACACGTTGCCAAGGTCGCGGATAGCTACCCCGACGCCTTCGCTTCTGAAGCACCCGAGGGCGGCATACGGGACTTCAAGGCAGAGCGAGGTGGATTGGTCAGCGATCCAATCGTCGATGTCCTGCCGACGCCCCACGAGAAGAGGGTGAAGGCTTACAAGGAAGAGCTTGGAGAGGACGCGCTTGTCGATCTGATCCGCGAGGTGAAAGAGATTGTGGGAACACCTAAGACCCAGGAGTTCCAATCATTGACAGATAAGATCGAAGCTATCGACGCTAGATTTCCTAATGAGAGCAACTGAGAAACCTAATGGGTGAAGTTTATATATTCCCAAGTGTACCTCTTGTACCTTCTCAATTGAAATGTTCAGAATGTGATTCAACAGACTGGTCAATATATGAGGACGGGATTGTTCTGTGCGGTCAGTGTCAAGATGAGCCTGCCATGTTTGTGATGTGGGATCTATAATGTAACATCTGTTAAAAACCCTGACGTAACCATCAATTAAAAGGACGGACCATGGCAAAAGACCCAAGATTGGAAAGGGCCGGAGTCAGCGGCTTCAATAAACCTAAACGGACGCCTGGCCACGCAACCAAATCACACGTCGTGGTTGCCAAGCAAGGCGATACAATTAAAACAATCAGGTTTGGAGAGCAGGGCGCATCCACAGCAGGTAAGCCGAAAGCTGGAGAGTCTGCAAAAATGACTGCCAAGCGAGAATCTTTTAAAGCCAGGCATGGGAAAAACATTGCAAAAGGCAAGATGTCAGGGGCTTATTGGGCTGACAAAGAAAAATGGTAACTGTTTAGTAAGGAAAGAATTATGCGATGGCTGTTGTCTCTTATATTGTTTTTATCTATCACCTCAACGGCCAGGGCGGACCTCACTTCAAGGGAAGCTGCTGAGTTGCTCTCGGCTGCTGTGGTTGAATACACCACTACACGAGGAAAGGCCCATTGCACCGCATTCGCAGTTGGTCCAACCAAGTTTATGAGTGCCGGTCACTGCGCGACATTCAGTAAGTCCTATATGTCATCACTAAACTACTGGGTTGAGATCTCTTCAGTGGAGGTTGGTGTTGGGGACAAGCCGACACAGGAAGGATCTGCAAAGGATTGGGCTATTGCTACAACGTACAGGTCAATGCAAGGCGTTGTCCCGCTTGATCTGGCATGTAACGAGGAGATTTACGTCGGTATGCCAGTTGCATATATGGGGTATCCTTCTCCTCTAAAACGTTTCTTTGGAATGGGTTACTTAGCAACGTTGGAAGAAAGCCGCGCATCAATGAGTGGAGCTGACGGTGTTGTTGACTTAGCGGCAGGCCCTGGGGCTTCAGGGTCTCCTGTTATTAGTGTATCTAGTGGTGAAGTAATCGGGATTTTGACAGAGGGAGTGTATTCCAGTATTGGAGCCTTCGCTGTAGGTATCGAATTAATCCAACCAGACCATTGCCCTAGCGAAATTAAATTCTTAACAGTTGGACCTAGAAGGCATGAAAAACATTCTGGCGGGAATTGAAGCTTCATACGGCAGTACAATGACATACAGCGCAGTAGGTGTTAATGCTGCCGTAATCTCATCCCAACCTGTCTGTCCAGATTGGACCTATAGCTATGGAGTTATAGAGTGGTTAACAATTGGAGACCATTGGTTCTTAATACTATCGGCTTTGGCTGTTTTAGTTAGGCTAGGAATTGATCTACCAAAATTTATTAAATACATTAGAAGCAAGTAGTGTTCGAAGCTCATCAACTTTGTTATAAAACCCACCTTCTAGTTCCCATCAGGGTTCCGGAAGGTGGGTTTCTTAGTTTACAAACTGTTGGTGTCGATCCCTTTCAGCTTATCAAAAGATCGTAGCCCTGCCATTCCTAGCATACCTGCCAGGATCTCCCACAAATTTGCATCAAGACTGGGAGGCGGAGGAATGATAACTCCTGCAATTCCAGTGCTCCATAGGATCAATGGAGATACAAGGAATTGATATGCCAATGCAGCGCCCAAAACCCACCCAATCCAGGGTCGCCAGCCTGCAACAAAGATTGATTTATGTTTTGCCTCCTGAGAATTAAGCTCCACTTGGGCTTCGTTCATCTGCGTAATCACTGATACTGTAGCGAGTTCAATTTCCTTAACTGCCTTGTCACGAGCATCAACGTCAGGGATGACTTTCCCCATGATGTCAGTGATAAGGGGCAAGAGTAAAGGTATTAGTGCTAACATTTATTCCTCCTTACTTAGCATTCAGGTGTGTCATCAATTTCATCAAAAGGTCTGTAAGAGTTCGCTCCTTCTGGGAGACGAGGTACATCATGTTTAGGTTTATATTTACTATTTTTCACAGCATCTACATCGTGACTTTCTTTCTTCTCTTCACTTTCTTCTATGTTAGTAAGTTTGTCCAGATACCAAGCCGCCTTTCTCAAGTCTTCAGAGCCTCCTTTGTTCTCGTATCGAATTATATATTTAAGGATGTTACCTTTCATGTACCCTTTGAACCCCTCATGGGTTAATTTAGAAGCAATGATATCTATGGTCTCTATACCACCTATCTTGTAGTGGTCGGGCTCAACTGGATTATTCATCAACTACCAACCAATATGCTGGCTTTCTTTTCACGACTGAGGTCATTATTCCTGGACCGAGACCACGCGCCACAAGCTTGACAGTGAAAACGTTGATACACCATTGTCTTCGTGTACGACATACCACGTTTCTGTACACTTGAAGACCCACAATGTGGGCATTGTCTGTATTCTTTTTCAACATCCCAAAGGGATACGTTAGGATGATTACTGATCCATGGGAGAAGGTCTTGGTAAACCTCTTCTAATAGTGTGACGTCCTGCCTGTTGTATTTTTCCATCTCAACCCAAGCTGCGTCATCTCCTGCCATACATTGTGTCCAAAGCTCCATGCCCATATTCTTGAGTTTACCTTCACGCTTGAGAACTCGCGCGACGTAATCAAGTTTATTGGAAGGCAGTCTGAACCTCTTTTTAACGGTGCGTAAGAGATCAATATCTATGTGAGGTGAGGGAGGTCCGAGTTTCTGTTGAAGAAATTCTTGGTTCAAGATAGGCATGTCAAATTTAGTGCCGTTATAGTGGACCACTACATCCGCTCTATCAACAAGCTGATGAATCTGACGGATCATTTTCTTCTTTCCATCACCGTGAGTAGATGAGAACATCATGCTCTTCTCACTTAGCCACTTCGCTGCCCAGCACAGTGTGTACCCAGGCTCACGTATCTGGTTGATGCTGATATTCTGTTGCCATATGCCCCACGTGTATGCTTTTAGTGGAGCAGTTTCAATGTCAACAAGAAGGATGTTAGGCTTGTTCATGTTCAATGTCCAAAAAGGTTAAGGGTAAACCCAGGCCAACTCTTCTCTACCATTTCAATGAAGACACGGCGTACATCTTCTTGAACAACTGTGTGCGCGGTGTTGAAGATGTAGAGAATATCATGTTGCATGTTATATAGGTCCTCTTCCGTTGGTTCTGGATTATAAAAATAATCCTCTAGAACTTCATACATACTGTTTGCTATGTCAATGTTTTCCGACTCCCAGTCGGTCATCTGAGTTTCCTTTCATCTGATGTCTTTGCGTCATGGCACGATTTACATAAAAGTTGGAGATCATCTATCTCAACAAACAACCTTTTAATAAAATCATCCCAACTAACAAACCCAGTAGTAGGGTTGACGACTGGTTCAATGTGGTCAACAGCGATGTTACGCATACGTTTCTTGCCCACTTTAATTGAGACAGGAACTTTGTGCCATCGTCTCTTGTACCCAGCGCACTTGTACACACCCCGTTCGAGCCACGCATCTTTGACACAGGCGCTCTTTGGCCCCCAGCGGTTGGTTAGTGAGCGAAGACCAGCCTTAATAAATGCTTTGTACCTAGCTTCAGTCCACTGACCTCCATTGTAAGGCTTACCAGCCTTCATACCTCACTCCTTGCTGAAGAGGGGTTTGGTCTCTATTAGGGTCATACACAGTTCCAACTTTCAAACACACCGCTTTCTTGTACTGGAACTCTTGGTATGTGATGTTAAAACTGTCGGCTGCTACCTCACATTCAGAAATATCCTTACCAAAATATAACGGTGTTGTATTTACCCCCGGTCCTTGTTCGAATGCAAACACAATTACGACAGCGAACCAATCAATCATGATGTCAAACCTTTCTCCCACAACTGTGGGCTACCATCTTCGTTCAGTCGTCTGACAATCCAGAGCAACTGTGCCATCTCAGTGAGGACAGTCTCCCACCCTTCCTCATAGTTTTCCTCATATAATCTCTCAACAGCAGACCACATAGCTTCTTCTTTGTTTTCAATGTCATTGTCACTAAGTATGGGAGACAGGATCTTAAATGCCCTTCCTGCACCCGCTCCTATAATTCCATTTATGTTGTCAGCTCTGTCACCCATTATAACTTGAGCGCAGAAGAAGACATATCCGCGCCCTATGACAGTCCCACCACTACGGGACAGTTTAAGCCATCCTAGATTGTCAGTGTTGAAGAAAGGTCCAAAGGATGGCTGTAGAGCCATCTCCCATGAGTAGATGTTTCCTGGAGACTGCCTAAGATCCTTATCTCTTGAGCAGATTATAGTGTCATCTAATTCCTTCATATGATCTATAACAAGCGCATCATCAGCTTCGACATAGTTAGCTATTCTGTGTGGATGTGCGTTTGTCATAACGGCTGTCAAGTTATTGAAGTGCCATGGTTTAGCCGCTGTCCGGTTCGCCTTGTACGGAGAAGTGACTGCTAAGTCGTACCTGAATGTCCTCCCTTCTGTCAGGTACAAGGTATAGTCATCACTCCCCGTATGTCTTAGAATTGAATCGATCCTCTTATTCAGAATACTATCGACCCAATCGTAAGGTGGCTGGTCATCATTCTCAGTGGCGTACTTATAGCTGGACGAGGCAGCGTAGGCGCATTCGTATCTAAGGATGTCAGCATCAATCAGAGCCTTCAAAACGGGCTCTCGTCATTATCACTTTGATCATTGACTTCTTCTACATATACCTTCCCACCAAGAAGTGCGTCCAACTTAGAGCCAGGGAAATTCACACCGACCTTCACCTTCTCCTGTATCCAAGAAGGTAGCCTCTCAAAAGATTCAAGATCCGGTTCATCAAAGTCAAATACCACGCTAGGGTTGACTAGATCTGGCGCGATGTCTGCTTCCTTGGCTCGCATAGGCGACACCGCTGCTACGTTGTTGAAGATCCGACCTGAACTGGCACCCTTACCTTGGTTCTGTACAAGGGTGACCATACAAGGTTCCCCTACTAACTGTGACCAATCGCCGTTCACATTCCCCTGCGGATCAATGGCTTTGTAACGCTTGGTGCTTTTAGCGAGATCAGCTCGTAGGCTGTGGAGAGGGAAGATTTCATTAACCCAACGTGGCTTGTCCTCGATATCGTGACCAGAATCATCTTTCATGAACTCATCAAGGATCTCGTACACAACCAAGATTTCCTGTGCGTCTGCTTTCTCTTCACCTTGGTAAGGACGTTGAGCTTGGACACCAAGATCTGCAACCACAACAAGTCGAGCTGGGTATGCACCTGGCTCAAGAGGGTCGGCGGGCTTAAAAGAGGAAGCACTCTGTACGTTGTTTGAATTAAGACCCATATTTATTCTCCATATGTTTGAATTTATTATAAACACCTGAAACTCGGCCACGCTTTCGCAACTTAATGTCGTTCCACAAAAGGAACTGAGTTACCATGTAACTGGTGCAATCGTACTTCTCTGAAATATCCTTGATCGACATACCCTTCTGATACAAATGACATGCCAGGTAAGCCTCATCAGTAAACATCTCAGGCATCTCATTATTAGAAGGTCTCCCCATCTTCATTAAAAATATTTCCTTCTGGAATTAACACGAGACTTAGGTACGTCTGGGAATTTAGTGACATTCCGCCCAGTTGTTCCCGAAAAGGGCTTCGCCTTCATGCTCGCAATTAATACTGAGATGATGTCCAGCCCATGATATTGATTCACAAGCCAGTTTCGCAGCGTGGTGTACAATCTCATTCGTTCTTCCTTCAAATTGAAATTCATCATGCATCCAAATTAACATCCTCCAATCCTCTCCTAGAACATATCCAGCTCTTTCCATCTCTTCGTGCAGGTGGACGTAAGCATGGCTCATCTGGATGGCCTCATCTGACTGGAGTTGGTAACACAATATCTTATGTGCGCTATCAACCTTAATCCTTCTTCCGTCAAGACCAGTTATCCACCCTCCACGCATAGTCTCATAGCCGCGCTTCTTGTCGTAATAACGTCTAGCTGTCTTAGACCATTTCTTTTCGGTGTCATCAATCAATCTTTTGAGTTTGGGCATCTCGTTCATATAACGATTTATCAGCGCCTTTGCATCCTTATTTTTTATACCCAACTGTGCAGCTATATTTGCTGGACCAGCTCCAAACATCAATCCATAAAAGAAGTTCTTTGCCTTGGCTCTTGTTCCAGCACCAGACTTGTGTTGGTTTAAGGAATGAATGTCACCGTTAAGAACTGCCTCAGTGAACTCATCGTCCTGCATCCTAGATGCTAACTGTCTAGCTTGGTTACCTTTCGAGTCAACACCTGACATGAACCAACCAGGAGTAGCAGTGAAGACAGAGCGCATTGGTTTTGCGTAGAAGCTACCCGTACTGGGAGACGGAACGTTCACAATACTTTTGTGTCTCAGTCGAGCCGTGTCAGCAATACCAGTGACAGGTGTTGGTATCCTTCCGTCGTCACGAATAAGAGCCTGCCAACCTTCGAGAATAGATAACCTGGCTTTACACTGTACCCTTCTTGCGACCAACTTACCTGTTTTTCCTTTGATCCCAACAAAGGTATCGTTCTTCGACAACTTGGGACTGGTACGCTCGCCTTCTGTATTCGTATTCCATTCAGCGGGAACCCACCCCTGATCCAATAGGTATCTCTTGATCTCAGAAGCCTTGTCTATATCCGTTCTTCTAAACAGGACACGACTGAATACACCAGATATCCTGTCCCGATCAAGCATGTCATCACAAGAAGAACAATACTTAATGACGCTATCAGACAATAAACCTGATCGATTAAAAGGTTTTTTGACATATCCGTATTCCCCTTCTTTCTTTATCTCTAGGATTTTCCTGACCAAGGGTAGAGATGGGTTGATTGCGTCGGCGATCATGTCGATCCACCGTTTCAGTTGACGTATGTTAGAATTCAAAAGAGACTGATCAACATGCCATCCAGAACGTTCCTGCCTACCAAGGTAGTGAAACAACTTTGTGTTGAGACGATGCGCTGGCCCCCAACCTTCACCTCTCCCTTCTTTCATTAAGGCTTCAAAGATCAGTACCTGTATCTCGACATCCTGTTCACATCTTTCCATCAAGACAGGTGACCATTTGCCCCACTCTTCATTCTCTACCTTACTACTCCCAAGACGGATTCCCCAGCTTTCAACACTGTGTGGCCCGCTCTTTGATTTTTCTGGAGCAATCCTGTTAGGTCTCTGTGTCCTAGACATAAGTAATGTATCAGCTACCCTACCATTATACTTCCATCCGTATAGTTTGTCAAGGATCACAAAGTCAAAACCTACAACATTGTGACCAATGAGGACATCAAAATAACTAAGATGTAGAAGCAAGTCAGGGATACTGTCACGACCAAAGCGCAATACATCACCTGTTTCAAGATCCTTAACCACACCACACCATACCACCGTCGCCTGGGCAACCAAACCATCTGTTTCAAGATCGAACACTCCCCGTCTCATTGTGTTCACATGCCATCTCCTCTTTGAAACGTTGTACAATCTTTCGTATGTTGTTACCAGTCTGTGGTACTAAGAGAGAAATCTCTCTAGGCTTATATTGGTGAATGAAATACAGTGTGAGTATCTTTTTTATATCTTTTTCTTTGCTTTTAATAGAGTTAACGATTTCATCAACTTGGACACCATCTATTGCATCTGATTTCATATGGTCCTCTATCATTTCCACATGATCAAACCCGGTGTGCCCCCTATTGCGAACTTGAACTCGGTTATCGCTTAAGGAATTAACTAGAATAGTGTTGAACCAAGCACCAAAATCGCTATCCCCGTCATATGACTTAATGTAAGTTAAGGCACGAGTGTATGCCTCTTGAACTGTGTCTTCTGCATTCTGTCTACCACCTGCCTTCTTTGTTAGCGTGTTAACAAGAATACTATAGGATTTTCTGTAGTGACCTTCAACGATCTTGTAGCTCTGTTCCTTTGTCAGGTTGTTCATTAGCTTTTCTCCTTTCGTCACCTCGTGTTGACCATGCTTTTGTCCATGTTACTGGGTCGAACGACACCGATTTGCCAGCAGCTTGTGCTTTTCTGGTTGCCCTGAGTATAAGGTTACGTCTCATACGTAGGACATCTTCTTGCGTCTCAACAAACTCCGTCTTGTCATCCTCAAGTGAAGCCTTGAGGGCATTCAACTTGCTGTTCACATTCATGAACGCCATCAGTTGTGCATGTCCTTGTTCTCTTCCAGAATACCTTTAAGAGGATTGTAAGTCATACTGATTGTACCTGATGCGCCAAACTCACGGTCTTCCAAAACAACTAGGCGTCGTGTGCTTCGTGTCTCATCATCCTCGTCAGGATCTTTGTTGCCTTCCAAACCAATCATCATGTTACAACTACGCATCATGGCTCTGCTTCCAGCAAACTGGTAGCTAAGAACTCTTCCGCCCCTCTCGTGACTAACACCATAATCAGGGCTTTTCAAATGGCAGAAGATCCAAATGATCAAGCCATGATCAAGCGCCAAGACAGCTAGTTCCTGGGCAATCCCCTGTAACTGGGTGTTAGCCTCACCTGAAGAGATACCGTTGGTGAGATTGGTGATCGGGTCAATCATAATAACCTTGCACCCCAACCCAACAGCTTCGAGAATATCTGCCTTCAAAGTTTCCCAGCCAAGATGTTGGTAAAGATTCAAAAGCCTAAGTCTGTCCCCTACAAAGTCAGCAGCCTTGTGGTACGCTGGTGTATCGAACTCAATATCAGGGTCGTGAAAGACCTTGTGTGCAACCTGACCAAGCAAGAGTTGATAAGATTTCTTGTTGCTCTCCTCTGGTGCTGCCATAAAGACATCAAGGCCATGGGTTTTCAGAAAGTGTGCTGCCAAAGCGGACCGAACAGTTGTCTTACCCATCTTGACACCTGCACCTAGGTAATAAGTCTCACCGAAACGCATACCACGGGTCAGCTTTGTCAATCCTTCCCATGGGTAACTCTCTCCGTATTGAGCGGGAGTGCTCGCCGCTTCTCGAAGAGAACTGCCGTTAACAATACGTGTATTCTTAGGCTTTGTGCTTTTAAAAAGAGCAGCATCAGCAAGAGCTTTCGACCGCCCTGCAATCACCATTGCATTGGCGTCCTTTTCTGTCAGCTCGACTGATGTGGCACTTGGCGCAATCTGCATGACCTTCTTGACCGCTGCCTGGCCTGCCTTATCCTGATCGAAAACCAAAACCAATTCTTTGAATGACGCGTTGATCTGAGGAAGCATTCTACCGATCTCTTTAGCAGCAGTTCCTGCACCTCCAACGATAGATGTGACTGACGGTAGATAGGCTGACCACTTTGTTCCAGCCTGTTTGTCAACAAGTGCCTGGTACAGAGCCAGCGCATCGTCTTCACCTTCAGTGATGAAAAGTCTGCGACCACCGTTCTCGACAGCTTCCTTCCAGCCAAATAGATCCTTGTCACCACGCATACTTCCTACTGTCCACATGCGCTTTGCAGTCTGCATCTTAGCTTTGTACCCTACAATCCTTCTTCCGTTATAGACAGGGTAGTACGCGACAGTCGGGGTCTCGCCATCCTGTTGTGAGAGTTCAGTCTTAACACCGAATGCATCTAAGGTATCTTTTCTTAGATGACGATCTGGCAGTGATACTGTAGGTAGGTCATCAATCTCCTCAATCTCGGCCTGTTTCTGTCTATCTGTTTTCTGCACCTTTTGTTTTACCTCTGCGACATTGACCCCACCATAAGGATCTGGAACGACTGTCTCACAAGCGAAACAATAACCGCTATATCCTTTTGTCTCTTCATGGAACACCTGTAGCGCATCACTGCTGCCACAAGAGTGAGGTAGTTTTTCTACACATTCAGACTGTGCCATATACCATCCTTTCGTTTTCATCCATCCAAGACGGTACTTGGCGCTTGGTATAAGAGTGAAGGTGATTCTTACCGTAGGTGTAATACAATCGATAGGCTGTGACTGAGTCTGTTCTGCGATACTGGTCTGGCATACACTGTGGAGGATCTCTCAGCCAACCTGCCTGGGTCAACCCAGGTGGCGGGGAAGAAAGATCTTTGCTGAGTTTAACCCAAGACATATGATCTTTGCCACGCCTGTGCCTGAACTCCTTGTTCAGTTCGCAGAACAGATCAAAGAGCCACTCATAATGAGTTTTGCTTTCTCTCACCCATACAGATGACGGATGATTCTTGTGTGTCATCTTGTACACCATCTCTCGCACTGGCGAATCAGCCAAGTGATGTGCTGTTGACAGCAATTGGGCGGTCTCAAGGATCATCTTGCTGACATGAATGTCATAGTGTCCTTGAGCACACAATTCAGTGTCCTCATCTAGGAAGAATATGTTCATGATTTTTTGTCATCCACTTTGTCACCATTAAAGATACTCTCCAAGTACTTAGCTTGCTCTTTCACTTGGTCTCGCAGGTTTTCGTTGTTGAGTTTCAAAACCTGTTCGAGGTAATCGATTGCCTTCGAAACATTATCAGTGCTCATGTTTGATTTTCCCATCTTTGAAATCACTTGTATACTCACCCACATTTACTATGACCCCAGCTCAGGCAGGTGGCACAGCCATGCTCACCCACATTTGCTATAACCGCAGGAAGTGCAGCTATCGCAGCCACTTTGCTTTATTAGCGTAGACTCCCCACACATAGGGCATACGGCGTGGTGTGCCTCAGTTGGAGTGCCCTCTTCAATAGACCAAGCCTCTGTTGAATACATGTGCTGTTCCAGTATGCCACCGATAGCTGCCAGCATACTTGGAACCTGTTTACCGTTCAACCATTCAGCCCCTTTGGGGTCGTACACAGCTTTAAGTTCCTCAACAATGAAGTCCAGGTCACCTCCTCGCCTGAACACAGCACTGACCATGCGAGTGAGACCAGTCATCAGGGCGCTGCCTTCAATATTCTTGCTTGTCACGAACATCTCAAAGGGGCGTCGAACACCGTCTACAAAGTGGTCATTGATCACAATGTAGAATGCATGAGGCGCGGCAGGCCAACGAAGCTTATAGGTTGTCCCTGTTAATGACGTAGGACGTACCGCTGGTGATGCAAGAGACACTGTCTGGTGGGTACGTACCTCTTCTTCCTTACCGACGCTCAGTACGCTTCCTGTTACATCGTTGGGTCGGTAGGTAGTTACACCCTTGCAGCCAGTATCATACGCGAGCTGATAAACATCCTTGAACAAGTCAAAAGAGATATCCTCTGGCACGTTAATTGTCTTACTGATGGCGCTGTCGATATATTTCTGAACCGCAGCCTGCATCTTGACGTGAGCATCTGGGGAGATATCTTGTGCTGTTACAAAATAAGATGGAAGACTGACGTCATGTCCATCACGGAACAATCGCACCGCATAATCAGACACAACTTCTTCGCTCTTAGATCCGTCATCTCTAATCACCTTGCGCGTGTATTCCAGTGCAAAGATTGGCTCAATGCCAGAAGATACGTTATCTGCAAGCAGACTGATTGTTCCAGTTGGAGCGATAGAAGTTAGAAGACCATTACGAAGCCCGGTCTTCTTAATCACCTGTTGCAAGGGAAAGGGTAACGACAAGAATGTTTTTGAATTGCTGAACAGGTCATTGTCAAACAGTGGGAACGCACCCTTTTCAACAGAGAGGTCAGCACTGGCCCAATAGGAACTGATCTGTAGTTCGCTTGCCCATCCTTCAACAATATCACGACCAGCCTGGCTATCGTAGCGCGTCTTCATCATCGCCAAGGCACTAGCAACACCAGTTAGACCCAAACCTATGCGCCTCTTGGCGAAAGCCTCTTCCATCTGAGCCTTGTGGGGATACAAACTAACATCAATTGTGTTGTCCATCATGCGGATTGCAGTTGTAACAGAAGCACGAAAGCTGGCCCGATCAAACGTAGGGCATTCCGAAAACGGGTGAATAATAAACTGCGTCATGTTAATTGAGCCTAGCAGGCATGCCCCGTTCGCAGGCAGTGGTTGTTCACCACACGGATTGGTTGCATTAATTGTTTCGCAGTAATTTAGATTGTTGAAACGATTAATCCGATCAATGAAGATAACCCCTGGTTCAGCATAAGCGTAGGTTGACCGCATGATCTTATCCCATAGCTGACGAGCATCTACCCTATGGATTTCTTCGCCAAAAGTTAGATCAAAACCGTCATCATCCCTAACAGCTTCCATAAACTTATCGGTAATAAGAACTGAGCAATTGAAATTGCGGAACCTCAGCGGATCTTGTTTGGCAGTGATAAACTCCTCAATATCAGGGTGGTCTACGCGCAAGCAAGCCATCATAGCGCCGCGACGTGACCCAGCAGACATGATTGTCTTGCAAGTGCTATCCCACACGTCCATGAACGACAGTGGCCCAGAGGCATCAGCCTCGACGCCTTTAACAAACGCACCCTTGGGCCGAATGGTGGAGAAGTTCATGCCAATGCCACCGCCAGCCTGCATTGTGATGGCACTTTCCTTGACGACGTCAAAGATGCCAGACAAACTGTCTGGAATGTCAGCGGTAACGTAACAATTGAACAAGGTGACAGCTCTGCCGCTACCAGCGCCCGCTAAAATTCGCCCGGCAGGGATAAACTTGAAGTCACATAGAGTGTCATAGAACTTGTTGGACCAGGATTCATCAGCTTCTGTGGACGCTAAAGCATCAGCCACACGTGTGTTCATAGCACTAATTGTTTCATCATTCAGTGAGTACTTCTGCTTGAAAACTTGATCAGCGATAGGAGATCGTTTCATATCATGCCTTGTGTGTGTTAAAGAAGCATTATTATACAGTGTTATTCATATTAAATCAACTCATTCATCATCGTCATCGTCTAGGGGACACCAGTTTGGAAAACCCTGGCTTAGGTTTTTAATCTCGCGTGGTGCATCAAGATAAGGAGCGATGCACCAACTGCTTTCGACTGGAACCCTGAGATGATTATGGAAGGGACAGCTTTCACAACTGATGATGTCAATGATGGCGTATTTCATAAAACCTCACACCTAATTTGAATATTTTTGACAGGAAAACGTCACAAAAGCCCCTTACCGAGGGTAGTATTAGTACACACATACTAAAAGCCCGGTCAGGGTTTACCCTTGTTACTTCTCACCTAAAAACCTCTTGGTTTTTATGGTTTATAATTAACATATAGAAAAACACTAGAGGTCCTGGACCAATAGGTCCGTTGCCTCAGTATCTTCTGCCAGCCCATCTTCTAGTATTCCAGAAAGTTCGTATGTGCTAGCAGGCGCATAATAACTTTCATGCGCTGCACGAACGAAATCTTGCGCTGCCTTGTCGGTTACAAAATAGTACATGTCTTTCCTCTACAGATTTATTTTGGTTTCAGCATAGGTGAAATCATACCACGCATTTAGCGCAGCACTTTCCTCGGCGGTTGCCTGGTCAATCAGTTCACCATGATTGATCGTGAACGTGTCGTTTTCGACCAGCCAAGCGAGTACCGCTCGCGTGGATATGACGCCTGCATGTAGCAAGACAATTTTCTCATTCTTGAAATCGTCCATTTTGTCTCTCCTAATTAAACGTATTGAAAAGGGATTGTTCTGCGCCATCAAAGATTTCGTCTATAATTGACGTATCATCTTCAACAGCCGCTCGAATCGCTTTGCCAAGTGCCTCGCGCAAGGCACTTCCTTCGCACGACACAGTTTCTGACCAACTAGTCTCTCCTGCTGCTGCGCTCGCCCATGATCCTGGGCTGGACGCTACCCAATTCAAGCTTGGCTTGACAATTGAAACTGTTTCAATTTCAAAATCATCTAGCGTTACCGCCATGGCGATATCGAGTTGAACATCTAGATCAAACAACCCTGCTTCGGGTAAATCAACACACAGGTTGTGCGTGTATGCGAAGTCATTCCCAGTCATTGTTTTACGCTCCTATTATTGGTTTCGTGCGTCTTATAATCCGTCACATGCTATGTGTCAAGCGACGGATAGAAAGGCGCGCGTTGCTTGCCTATCTGACAAAACCTGACACGTCGTGACGTGCTTTGCCTTTAGCATACAAGGCAACGATCGATCCTGGCGCATCCAGGAACCGCAAATCTGAATTGTCACCATTTACGCTTGGCCAGGCACGATTGCCTAGCATGGCGTGTGCGCCTTGAGGGTCGCGAAACACGCCAGCGACGTTGCCACCATGCTGCAACACGCCAATGGCCTGGACGTCGTTCGATTCAGTTAAACTGAATGTGATGTGATAATTGAAAGGCATGGCACCACGCGCGAAGGCGAGTGCCTGTTTAGGAATTTTGGTGTAATCGTAGAATTGAACGTCGCTATGGCGTTCCATCATGGTCTGGCCGTCAAGCCTAATCCGATCCCATGGGATATCGCTAGTTCCATTCAATCGAACACATGGTGTGAAGCCTTCGCGTTTTGCCTTGCGCACTAGCGCCAAGATATCACGATCCAGTTGCTCGAGGAACGATTGCCTATGCTCAAAGTACCATAACGTTTTAGCAAGGCGTGAACGTTGCACGCAATTCATAGCGCCACGTCCTGCCGTATTTAAACAAGCATCAGTGCAACCTTGCGAGCGCATGGGACACACTTCGTATCCACTAGCGTCCGCTGGCGTTAAATAAAGAATTCCCGTCATATAATTAAGCTTGCGTCCTTTAATGGTCTTGTAGTTGGAATCGATTCCCAAGAGCCTTGCGGGACGTTTGGTGCCGTCGTGGTTCAATCCGTTTGACATGGTGTTTCCAATTCGTTTGAGAAAAAATTCCGTCTTTCGCATACTAGGTGACACGTCGTACCGATTGCAAGAAAAATTGCGCGTGACGCTTTATTTTCCAGGAGCGTGACAAAGATGTCACATCGCCCAGGACGCCAATGCAAGCAGTTTTACATGCGCAAGAAAGTCTCGCATGCACGATCAAGCCCGTGGCTTGCGATGCATGATCGGAAGTGTTCTAGCGTTATGTTATCGCCAGCTTCGTTATGCATGGCGATAAAAATCCCCGTGCTACGTTCGTCGTCGTGAATAAACAATTCACCTTGACTGAAATCGGCACAAAAGCGTTCTGAATTGAATTGCATTTTATTCTCCATTTAGGGTTGCGGGCATGGTGCGGATAACGGCCTGTATCTGGCGCTTGGCGCGTTCGATATCGACCCTTTGGGCCGGGTTACGTGCGTCTGACAGACTGGCATCGAGCAGGCACAAGGTTCGCATGGCGACGTCGCGAGGGCTTGGCTTGAGAAGTCGGGTGTCGAGTGTCATGGTCTTTCCGATTCTAGGTTAGGTGTTTGCTAGCATAACCGCCAAGGCGAACGATCTGGGAGTGGCGCTCCTAATCTGCTTTGTGCGTAGGCTCTTGGACCCAAGCTTGCGATGAAAAACGCTAGCGGATTCCTTGTCGATTGAAACAGGCCGAGGTGCAGGCATGGTGAACGTCCCGCCCACCCATAGGCACGTTCGTTTTGTGTATGCATCGCGTGGCGGTATGATTGACGGGAATTGCGGATGCACGTCATTTTCTGGCAACCATCCGCCATAATCGCACGGATTGAACGTGTAGTTCGGCTTGCGCCATTGGGTTGATATCACGGAAACTGGATTTTCCAGCATCCACGGCGCACCTAGTGACTCAAACAGGTCTCTAGTCCTATAGATTAGTGCCATAGCCTTAGTCCGATAGCTTGGATCGGCTTGTGCCTTGCTTGCGAACCAGCGACTGCCTGACACTGCCAAGTCATTACAGGGCGGAAACCCTGCGCAGAACACCGGATTTAGTGCCTGTAACTCGAACAACAATCCGGCTTGCATAATATCGCATTCGTGGAAAACGATAGAGCCGCCACGATCACCAACATTTTCCGTCGTGGTGCCCACATGCTGCAAATCGTAGCAATGCACCGTGTGGCCAGCATGCGCCCATGGTCGACCCATGTTTCCCGTGTAGTCAAACAAACAGATAACGTTGCCCATTATTTTGCCCCTTGGTTGCGACGATTGGTTTTCTCAATCTGCTTTGCCGCTGCAACAAAGCCGTCTGCATATGTGTGGATAAATGTCAGAGTTTCGGTTCGTGTGCCACGTGGTGAAATGCTACGCAATCCACCATTGCAATACTGACACAAGCGCCACCCACCATATGCGCCGTCAAGCGTGTATGCATCACTGCTATTAGCTGTGTATCCGGCAATGGCGTTGAAGTGATCCAAAGCGGCATATAGATGGACTTGTGAAGTCATGACGTCACCATAATAACGTTGATTTCACCAAAGAATGACGGCGCGACATCTTCCATGTGAAACAGTCCACGATAGCCCGCGTCACGCGCCATAAGGTGCAAGGCGTGGTCATGGTTTTCAGCCATATACTTTCCAAGCACTGCGCCTGAAAGCCGATTCTCAATCTGATATGTATCCATGTGTCGAATCCAATTAGTTAGTGTTAAGTTGTTTTATTGATTCGGTCTCATTCTTCACATGGTCGCGCCCATTCGGATTACAATGGGTTAGCCGATAATAATGTGCATTTTTCCCAATCAATCCGCAACGCGGCCCGCGCATTATATGATGTTGATCATATCCCTATGATCTAACGACCAATTGTACGCAAAGCCTGGCCAAGTATACCAATCCTATACCAATCCTATACCAGAGGTGTACCATTCCAGAATGATTTCCAGTAAAGAATAGAACACGCGAGTGCAATTTCCATGCCAGGTTGTTTAGAATAATTCTAAGGTAGGGGGGTGGCATGTTCTTTTTTCCCAGCGTAGCAATGCAACTTCGGGGTATACCGCCGCTTGCTTGCACGCTATAGGGGCTACCAGATGAGGAAGCCAATATTCCTGGAAATACTTTTAATGTTTAATCCGCATAGACCAACCCTTCCCCTATATTCCTAATAGCCTCTAAAATGCATTTTAAGGGGTGCTACAGACGTTTTACCGTAGTGAGTGGTAGTATGGTACATCTATCATCTTCTATTGACATCTGTGTTCCATTATGGCGATTGTCTTTCTCTTGAAAAAAATAAACAGGTATTTTTGTCACAAAACAAGTTTTATACAGGTAGTACTTAGTATTGATGAAGATGTAACAGAAAGGAGATACACTATGCCAAAAGGTAAAGGTACGTACGGATCAAAAGTAGGACGTCCTCCAATGAAGCCTAAGCCTAAAAAGTAGTTTCGTCAAAATCCTCGCCATCTATCAGTTGCCAGACAAAGAGATAGGGAGCCTGCCTCCCATGGGCCAGACACAGATGCCCTTTAAGTTCTCTTGCTGAGGCATAGACAATTTGTTAACCTACCTTTCGTTTTAAGGAAATAATACATATGCCATTGACCAGTCGCCTTGAACAAGTAGAGCGTGTAGGACCGATGCTATCCGCTAAGGCGAGGTACACGGCTAAAGCTATTGGTGGGTCTACTGAGAAACAGAAAGAGGTGAGTGATTTAATCATCAACACTTCCCTTGAATCGTTCTTCCCTCCCTCCCCTGAAGAGAATGCTTTGCTTAAGATTGAAGCTCAGAGGGCAGGGACATTGCCCCCTACGACCGCTAATGTTCAGGCTATGATTGATGGTATGAACAGGGCTGCTTCTAGTGATGTTGAAGGCGTTCAGGTAGCTGATCACGGTGGGTTTCCTGCTCTTGAGGTCAATGTGACTAACCTTAATGGCAATGGAGAGCCTGGGATGGAGGCTATTGAGCCTACTACTTGGCAGGCCCTATCTCCTGATCTAAGGACTGAGTTTGTTTCTAATGACCCTCTCTATTACTCTTATAATAGGGGTTCTCCTAACGACAAGTCTAATCTTGTAGGTACGGCTGAAGAGGCTATTGATTCATACCTTGTTGCTGAAGAAGGACGTGAAACTGTAGCATACAGTCTATATGATGCAGGTAAGTCTGGGACGTGGAAGAGTGGAATTACAGTAGGTACTGGCTATGACATTGGCCAACATTCTGTAGCGGACATAAATGCTCTTAATATTAGTGAAGACATTAAAGCTCTTCTCATTCCGTATGCCAATATGCGTGGGGAAGCAGCTCACAATCTTCTTTCTGAAAACTCTTTAGTTTTAACAGACGAGCAAGTAGCCGAACTTGATGCTGCTGTAGCTTCTCAAATGGAAGAAGCAATGAGAGCCAAGTGGGATGAGTCAATTCCTAATTACTCACCAGGGCCATCTTCAACAGCTAGCTTTGATGATTTGACATGGGAACAAAAGGCAGTTGTTGGTAGCCTTTGGCATCAGCGTGGAGCTACAGGATTTCCATCTACACTTGGTAAAGCTCTAGATGGAGACTGGGATGCAGTGGCTACAGAGTTACGAGACAATACTCAATGGACCGAACAGCCAGGTGTGTTTGCACGTAATGCCAGAGCCGCTGATCTCTTAGATTCTTCTAGAGATTTTACCATTCAACGAGATACTTACTCCATTATGAGGTTGAATACATCTCAAATCCCAGTAGTTACAGATGGGGATTTTGCCCTGAAAGAACGAGCTGGTCGAGAGTTTAACGCCATTCAATCCAGTATCGAACAGGAATTTGCTGTATCTTCTATGGCTCAGGCTATGCTGAATGGTATGGAGAATGCTGCTTCCAGTAATGTTGAAGGCGTCCAAGTAGCTGGTCCAGTTCCTCCTGGAGTGATTGAAAAGTTTAGACAGGAAATGGATCCAATCCCAGAACAGAATAGGGAAGCTGTTTTGAGAGCAGCAATGTTCTCCGCTTTGAACCCACCTCCTACGCCAGAAGATGTAATGGCTTATATTCAAGAGCCATATAAAGGCGGAGGCCCTATGGACTCTGGTGGATTTGATGTAGTAAATATCAATCGTCCTGTTGGAACCGGTATTGCACCGCATGTTATTCAGCAGATGGATGAAACAGATGTATGGGACAATCCTATTATTTCTGATTTCAACACCATGCAAGCAAACAAATCGGGAAGCCTCTCCGTTGTAACTAGACTTGGAGCTGGTGATGATCAACCTCTATCTTCAGAATGGGCGTCTACAGAAGGTGTGTCTGAAAAAGATTTGTCTTTGATCAATGAACATAGAGCCAACCTTATTAATGGTACGCACCTTGTAAATGAAGACGGAACTACAACGACAGTTAATATTGTAGGTGTCACTGGTCCTGATGGTCGAATCTATAACGTACCAGGGTATGACGGAGAAAACAGACTGACAGAGAGGGAAGCCGCCCTTAAAGCTGAAGCTTTGGGATGGGGACTCTATCCTAGCTATGCTACTGGCGAAGAAGCTAATGCCGCAGCTCAATCCCTTCACACTATCATTGAAGAGGACATGAGCCTTTGGATGTCCAAACAAAAAATCCCCGGAGCACCACATACTGGTGGCAATGTAGACTTTGGACTGGAAACTGTCGGCCTTGAGAATACATTTACGGGGTTACGTCGTGATGGCGGTGGTCGAGAGATGAACCCAGGAGTCCAAGAATTTATTGATGATATTTCTGCCTTCCTTGGAGATGTCGGTGATTCTATAAGCGATCTTGCAAACACTCCGTTCCAAGAAGGAAGTACGATTGAAGGAGTCATCGCAGCGGCAGATAGGCCTGGATTAATTGAAGATGATGAAGGAACGGCAACTGTAAACTTTTTTGGTAAGCTTGGGACTTTTCCAATCCCAACACCGAGTGCGACTATGGCAAGAAATAAGGCGCGAGTTAACGCAATAGAAAGACAGTTGAATATTAAGCGGTGGGACGACATGTCTTCACGCGACAGTACCTTCGGTCGTCCTCTTCCAGTTGAGATTAAAGCTGCTGCTGCTGCTGGTATGTTTGAGCACACCTTTGGTATGAACAGTGATAGGTTCCAAGATAGAGAGGGAGATATGATGGAACGCATCAACCCTGCCAACCCTAGTGAGAAAGTTGATGTAACAACTTTCATGCTACAAGACGGCGGTCCTGAGCGTCCTTCTATGCCAGATTATAGCGAAGACACTGATGCTTTTATTGCTGATGCTTTGGCACATAATGCTGGTAGTGAAGCTCTTCACAACTTGGAATGGATGGATGCACAGAGAAAAGCTCTAGGACTTATGTCAAGAGAAGATTTCCTAGCCTACTCATCAGCTACATATGGAACAAGTGAAGCCCATCGTCTTGACCAAGAACTGGTACTTAACTCTAGTGACTATGTACCTCGTCCATGGTATGGCGAAGAGAAACCATCTGAGACATTCTGGAACATGTGGGCATTCTTTAGTGCAGACGGTGCTCTTCTGACCGATACTCAAAGAGCTAATGATGCTATGGGACCTCTTAGGCTTGTGCTCCGTGCCCTTGAACGTCAGAAGGGACAGGGCGGAGGCTTTGGTAACCGGTAATGGGTAAACATCCTATCAAACCTATATCAGCTAAACACAGGCAAGCTGTTAATTACTATCTCCAAGGTATGTCTAAAACAAAAGCAGCAGAGAAATCTGGCTTTAAAAAATCCACAACTCCAGACGTCTTCGCGAGAAAAGATGTTCGAGATGAAATTGACAGGAGAATGAAATTGACAGAAGAAAAAGTTGATATGGACAGGGCGTGGCTCCTTGAAAAGCTACGTGATGTCATTGAAGCAACTCCTGGCGAGTTGATAGAAGTGGATGCTAAGGGGCGTCCTTCTCTCAATTGGGACAAACTCTCTCCTTCACTCCGTAAAGCTATTAGTACAGTTACAGTTAATACGTCTAAGGCTGGCGGCAAATACAAACAGACAAAGACCGATGTAAAAATCACAACGACTGACAAGCTTGGAGCTATTAAAGAAGCTGGTATTCTTCTGGGACTGCGAGAAGAGAAGAAGGTTATTGACATCGAAGATGGACTGGTAGCCATTCTAACACGCAAGCGACAGGAACGAGTTGAAAGGCTTAATGATGAACAGCGGCCAATTCTCCACAGCAACGGAACAGTTGACTGACCTTATTGGTGACTTCCAGGATGACCCTCTTGGCTATGTAATGACAGTATTCCCGTGGCATGACAACCCCACTATCCAAATGGTGAAGCTACAGGAGCCTTACAAAAGCCGGTTCAACTGTGAGTATGGTCCTGATCGTTGGGCATGTGAAATGCTCGATCAGTTAGGAAGTGAGATTAAAAAACGAGGCTTTAATGGCAGGGATGCTGTCGATGCTATCCGGTTCTCTACAGCATCAGGGCATGGTATTGGCAAGAGCACCATGGTTGCATGGCTGATCATGTTCATTCTTGACACCAGGCCCTTGTCCATGGGAGTGGTGACAGCCAATACAGGTGATCAGCTTCGCACTAAGACATGGGCTGAGCTTGCCAAGTGGCACCACCTTGCTGTAACTACCCACCTATGGGAATACAGCAACAGTCGTGGTAATATGTCAGTTAGTAGACGTGGGCCACACAAGAATAAGTGGCGTTGCGATGGACTGACGGCTAGATCAGAAAATGCAGAAGCATTCCAGGGCCTACATGCTGCCAACTCGACAGCATTCTATATCTTTGATGAAGCATCAGGTATTGAAGACGCCATCTGGGACGCTCGTATTGGTGGAGCCACCGATGGTGAACCAATGTCCTTTGACTTTGGCAATCCTACCCGTAAGAGTGGGTATTTCTATGAAAACTGTGTCGGTGAACAGAAGCATCGTCATATTGTACGACAAGTAGACAGCCGTGAATGCTCAGTCCCTAACAAGACCTACCTCGAAGAGCTACGAGAAGACTGGGGCGAAGATAGCGATCTATTCAAAGTTAAGGTTAGGGGAATCTTCCCTGCAATTGGCTCAGTACAGTTCATTCCTAATGACATGGTTAGTCAGGCAATGTCTGAGAGCAGAATCATTCAACCAAACATGACAGACCCTGTCCTGATTGGTGTAGACATAGCGAGGTTTGGCGACAATGACACTGTTATCTACCCTAGAATCGGCATGGACGCGCGTTCGTTACCGTATCGAAAATACAATCGACTCGACTTGGAACAAGTTGTTGACAAAATTATTGAAATGGTACACGACATCCGTATCATGGGTAAAGAAGTATCAGGTTTATTTCTTGATGGCGGCGGCATGGGCGCTGGGCCTGTTGATCGGCTTACAAGGTTAGGCTACAACCCTATTGATGTCAACTTTGGTAAGAGTGCTACAGACCATAGGTTTCGTAGGTGGGGAGATGAGATGTATGGGCACCTTAGAGATGCTATGCCTCGCCTCTCCCTCCCAAGAGATGAAGATCTTAGGAAGCAATTGACACAACGTGAGTACAATGTAGAACGTACAGGTAAGATCTTGCTTGAAAGCAAAAAAGATATGGCATCACGAGGGTTAATGAGTCCAGATATATCTGATGCACTCGCTCTTACTTTTGCTAAACGTGTAGAACCTAACTATCGAACCGGGTTTAATACTGGTCAACTTCGTGTCATGAGCGATTACGACCCGTTCTCATCGAAATCAATGAATATCTAAGGAGAAGCTCATGGGCGCATCAGTTATAGTACCGGCTTTGTTGAGTATAGCTTCAACTGTAATCTCTTCTAGGTCGGCCAAAGACTCACCAAAAATCCAACCAACCCCTCTCCCTTCTGAGATTAAAGATGACCCAGCTCCTACAGTATCTGCTGGTATTGCTGCTGAGCAAGATCGTCGTAGGCGTAATCTAAAAAATCTGCGTGATGATGCAGTTGGAACTAGTCTAGCCGGTCTATCAGATAAAGAAAATGAAAAATTTGCAACACCTACACTTTTAGGAGCATAAAATGGCGGCGTATGGAGACCGTATGAGTCGGGCAGGTACGCTTGGAGCGCCTGCTAAAGGAATGGGAAGCGCCAGTCCTGGAAAGATAGGCAACAAAAAAGGTAAGAGTGGTGGCGCATTTGCTAGCATTGTTAATGCTATTAATGATATCGCAGCAAATTTTGGTAATTCAAGCAACATAAATCCAAGCTCTCCTCCGTCTTCAGACATGGGAAAGGGCAGCGGCAACTCCGACCGTATTCCCGCAGGCCCTCGGCCCGAGTACACATTCGCTGGAGCTAACCCTCTGACCACATCAGGCTTCTTCCCAGTTGGTCATCCCAACTATAAGCCTCCCGGTTCTCCAGATGGAGCAGACGCAGTGAGGGCAAACATTATAAATAGAAAGAAAAAAATTGCTGGTTTAGCAGGATCTTCTGGCTCCCTTACTTCTACAGGAAGCAGTGCTACACCTGCACTTCTAGGAACATAATATGACTGTTAAACGAATTAACGAATTAAATAGTCGTGTCTCTTCCATGGACAAAGAACGTAGTTCGTTTATTAGTCATTGGATGGAACTTTCGGATTATGTAGAACCTCGCCGGGGACGATTTTTTATAACAGATCATAACAAAGGCGATAGGCGTAACACTAAGATTATTAATTCTCGCGGATCGCAGGCTCTTCGTACATTTCAGAGCGGTATGTTTGCTGGGATTATGTCTCCTGCTCGACCATGGTTCAAACTAGAACCCATGCAGCAGGATCTAATGAAGAGTGAAGCAGTCAAACAGTGGCTGTGGACGGCAGAGAACATTATGCGTACAGTGTTCCTTGACTCTAACTTATATAATATGGCACCTGTGGCACTTGGCGAAGTCGGATTGTTTGGCACAGCGGCTATGTCACATGTAGATGACTTTGACACAGTGTCTCATTTCTTTACGCACACTGCTGGTAGTTATTATATTGCACAGAATGATAAGTTTGAAGTCGATACATTTGTACTGAAACGAGAACTTACAGTAAGACAGATCGTTCAGTCTTTTGGGATTGATAATGTATCAGCTACTGTTAAAGATGCATTTGAGACACAGAAGCTTGATGCTTGGTATCCTGTCACTCAGTTTATTATGCCAAATGATAAATTTGAACCCGATAGCCCATCTAATCTGGAGATGCCTTTTGTATCTTTGTGGTATGAGCCAACTTCAAATGAAGGAAAGTTTCTAAAGGAAAGTGGTTTTGAAGAGTTCCCAGTCCATGTCGCACGATGGGCATTGACACAAGAAGATATTTATGGGACTAACTCTCCGTCAATGATGAGTTTGGGAGACATCAAGAGTCTACAGATCATGGAGAAGCGTAAGGCACAGGCTATTGACAAGATGGTCAATCCTCCTCTCAAAGGTCCTCCTTCTCTCAGGGATGTCCCTGTTGCCTCTCTTCCTGGCGGACTGACTATTTATGATGGAGACGGTGGGAGAGAAGGACTTTCTCCAATCTACCAGGTTGAGCCTAGAATTAATGAACTGCGTATGGATATTGACGCTATTGAGCGCCGTGTCAATGAAGCTTACTTCGTTGATCTGTTTCTAGCCATCTCAGCTATGGAAGGTGTTCAGCCACGTAACCAGCTTGAACTGACCCAGCGTAATGAGGAACGACTCCTTATGCTTGGACCACCGCTTGAGCGCCTACAGCAGGATTTCCTCGGTAAGATTGTAGAACGTAGTTTCAATCAGATCCTCCGTGCTAACATCCTACCTCCTGCACCGGCTGAACTTCAAGGCAGCTCTCTTAATATTCGTTTCATCAGTGCATTAGCACAAGCCCAACGGGCATACGAAGTCTCTACTATTGAACGTTCTTCTTTGTTTGCTGCACAGTTGGCACAAATCGACCCACAGGTGCTAGATAAGTTCAATGCTGATGAGGCTTTGGAACGTTATATTCAGCTTACCGGAGCAACACCTTCTCTTGTCATCCCCGATGAACAAGTACAAGCTATGCGCCAACAAAGAGCTGAAGCACAACAAGTACAAGCAGAAGCTGTTATGCAACAGCAGCAGGCATCTGCTGCACTCAGTGGCAGTAAAGCAGCTAAGAATGCTGTTGATGTTGGATCAGGCATGGCAGATGCTAGTGGCTAATAGGAAAATAGCATGTGAAGTCCCTAAGTCACCACCTTGTCCTACATGCGTGTGTGATAAACCTATCACTCTTCCCATCGTAACACAGAAGGAGAGAAAATAAATTGGAAAATAAAACAAAATATGATGCGGGTGATCCTGCTCATGTAAAACGTAAAAAGACACGAGCACAGATTAAACGTGAAGGCGAGAATGAAGATATTAAACAAGTTCTCGAAACTCAGTCTGGACGTAATTATATTTGGAAGCTTCTTACTTCTTGTGGAATATACAAAAGTTCTTTTACTGGAAATAGCACCACATTTTTTAATGAAGGAAAACGCTCAATAGGACTGGAGATGTTAGAAGATATTCTTAAAACAGTTCCTAATGCCTATGCTAAAATGAGCGCAGAAAACAATAATAAGGACAATCACTAATGAGTGAAGAAAAAGAAGTCAGCACCCAGACTCCCACCGATGGTGATGACACGACACCTGTTGTAGAAGAAGACAACAGTACACTGATTACTGCTTCTGATACAGTTGAAGAGACTAGTTCAGAAGAAGTAGAAAAGGAAAGTCCCGCAAAGGATACGGACAGTAAAACTGACGTAGCTAAGACGGAAGGCGCTCCTGAATCTTACGAAGCTTTCGATCTACCTGAAGGTTTCGAATTGTCAGAGGAATTTTCTAGTCGTTTCACTGAAGCAGCTAAGGATATGAATCTGTCACAAGATCAAGCTCAGTTTCTTATTAATATGCAAACTGATCTCCAAACCTCAAATGTCGAGGCGCTTGCTGAGAATTGGACTTCACTCAAGAATGAGTGGCAGGCCGAAACTAAGAAAGACAAAGAGATTGGCGGTAAAGAATTTTCTGCCAACCTCGGTGTTGCTAAACAGGCCCTTGAAAAGTTTGGCACCCCAGAACTATCTGAGGCTGTTGAGCTTACGGGAATGGGAAACCACCCTGAGTTTATTCGTCTTCTCTACAGAGTTGGCAAGACACTCAAGGAAGATAAAGTAATGGTGGAAGGAGCTAACACCTCGGCCCCAGTGGACCGAGCAAAGGTTCTCTTCCCTGACATGAATTAACAGGAGCTAAAAAACAAATGGCTACTCTCTCTAGTCTTAACCCTACGATGCTCGACCTTGCTCGTGCAACGGACCCTGATGGCAAGATTGCCATGGTCGCTGAAGTACTGTCGGAAGACAATGAAATCTTGGATGAAATGTCCTGGATTGAAGGCAATCTTCCTACAGGTAACCGCACTACGATCCGTACTGGTCTTCCGACCCCTACGTTCCGTAAGATGTATGAAGGTGTCAAGCAGCAGAAAAGCTCGACCGTTCAGGTTACTGACAACACTGGTATGCTTGAAGCCTATGCAGAAATTGACAAGGCTCTCGCTGACCTGAATGGCAACTCTGCTGCCTTCCGTTTCCAGGAAGACCGTGCGTTCCTTCAGGGTATGAATCAGAAGGTTGCTTCTACGCTTTTCTATGGCAATGAAGGAACTGAACCTGAAGCCTTTACCGGATTTAGCCCGCGATTCAATGATCTTGCTGCTGAGAATGCTGACAACATCATTGCCGGTGGCGGCAGCGGTACGGATAACGCATCTATTTGGCTGGTTGTTTGGGGTCCGCAGACCTGTCACGGTATTGTTCCGAAGGGCAGCAAAGCTGGATTGCAGGTTACTGACAAAGGCCAGGTTACTGTCGAAGATGCTAGTGACGGTTCTAATACGGGTCGTTATGAAGCATATCGTACTCACTATCGCTGGGACGTTGGTCTCACGGTTCGTGACTGGCGCTATGTTGTTCGTATCCCGAACATTGATAAGAGCCTTCTTTCCGCTGTGTTTAATGCGGGAACCTTTGCTTCGGGCGCAAATCTGCCTGATCTTATGTTCCAGAGTATGCGTCTTATCCCGAACCTCAATGCAGGTCGCGCATCGTTCTATATGAGTCGAGATATCGCTTCGACTGTTTCTCGTCAGAAGGCTGCTATGGGCCTTTCATCCTTCACTGAAGCTGAAAATGTTTCTGGTGATCAGCGTTGGACTGAACGTTTTAACGGGATTCCAATGCGTCGTGTTGACGCGCTTTCTGCTGACGAAGCCCTCGTCACCTGAACTGAATAAATAGGAGAATAAATAATGGCTATTCTTGACTCTAATCTCGAATTTGCGGACGCAGTTAGCGTTGCAGCAGGTGCGGGTACTGCACTGATCGGTGACGTGATTGATCTCTCTGCTGTTCAGCGGGATATTGGTAATGGTGATCCGATGTACTTCGTCATCAATGTATCTACTGAAATCATCACTGGCGGCTCTGCTGGTACGATTATTTTCACTCTTGCATCTGACGCTGTAGCGGGTATCGCAACGGATGGTTCAGCTACTATCCATTATCAGTCGCATGACTTTATCACTGATGATGTAGCGGCTAACTCGCCAGAACTTAATGTTGGTGGTTACCCGGTTGTTATCGCTTTGCCACTACAGGGTGTTCCTTATGAACGCTTTCTTGGTGTGCTGTGTACTGTCGCTACGAACACTGTCACAGCAGGCGCTATCAATGCCTTCTTGACGATGGACCCAATTGGTTGGAAGCCTTATCCAGACGGCTCTAACTAATAATAGAGAGTAGGGGGGAGGTAATTAAACTTCCTCCCTATTTCTATTGTCACAATAACTGTTCTGGAGAAACTAATGCAAGTTAAACTACGTTTCCCATGGTTTGCGCCTACAGTTCATCTTGGAACTGCTGGTGGACGTATGAGCGGCCATTACTATGTAGCGGGCGTCCATGAGATTGAGACAGTATGGAAAAACTATCTTCCTACAGGATCAGAGATTATATATAGTGAAGAGGAAAAAGAAGATAAGACGGTTGAGGAAGACAAGGTAGTTGAAAAAGAGGAAGAAGTTCCTGTTGACTTTTGTGTCCCTAAGCCTTCTGTAACTAAGAAAGTTACGTCTTATAAGAAAAAGAAGGATAAGTAAAATGGCCTATCTCAGTACTATGAGCGATGTTCGTATTGCGAACCTGGCTTTGTCGAACATTGGGAACAGTGGAACGATTCAGAGCTTCAGTGAACTTAGTACTGAGGCAAACGTTACCAGCCTGTGGTATGACTTTGCACGTCTACAAGTTCTTGAGAGTTCAGACTGGAATTTTGCACGAAAAACAGCAGACTTGGCTTTACACAGTGACGCACCTCCTGTACTGTGGGGGTATCGTTACCAACGTCCAGTAGATTGTGTGTCTATACGAAAGATTGTAAATCCTTCTGGTCCAGATGTAGATGCAATCCCATACCGTATTGAAAACAGTCTTAATGGAGAGACTGAAACGATACTGATTGACCTTGAAGATGCACAGGTTGACTACACGTTTAATGCTACTGAAGTAAATTTGTTCTCGACTACATTTATCACTGGTCTGTCTTATCTGTTAGCACATTATATCTCTATGCCACTTACAAATTCCCCAGAAATTCAAGATGCAATGTTACAGAAATACATTGGGTTTATTCGTATTGCTGCTGCACGTAATGCAAACGAAGAGGTTCAAGCTCCGCCACGCGATGCAGAATGGATTAGGGGGCGTTAATGTCTAAAGTTATTAAGTCTTCGTTCTCACGAGGAGAAATCGGACCTGCTCTGTATGGCAGAGTAGATATTCCTTTCTATCAGAACAGTCTACGTCGAGCAAGCAATATGTTTGTACACCAGTTTGGCGGAATTTCTAACCGCCCTGGTTTTCAATTTATTGGACCTGTTAAAGATCAGGCTGCTGCTCCTAGACTGATTGAGTTTCAGTTTAAATCTACTGATACACACATTCTTGAGTTTGGAAACCAGTATATTAGATTCATTCGTAATGATGCTCATATTACTGAAGCAGCCAAGACCATCTCTGGTGCAACAAATGCCAATCCTATTGTCATCACAGCAACATCTCATGGGTACAGTAACGGAGATGAAGTCTACATTAGCGGTGTTGTAGGTATGACACAGATTAATGGAAATCGATTTAAGGTTGCCAGTTCGTCAACACATACTTTTGCTTTACAGGACGTTTACTCGGGTGGTAATGTCAATGGCACTAGTATGGGCACCTATGGATCTGCTGGTTCTGCTTCTAGGATCTATGAAATCGCATCTCCTTATCTCACTGCCGAACTCCCTCTTATAAAATTTGCACAAACTGCCGACACACTGACAATTGTTCACCCAGCCCATAACCCTAGAACTCTTAAACGTTCTGCTCTAGCTAGTTGGGCTTTGGCTGAAATTGCATTCTCTCCGACAATCGCCGATCCAACAGCAGTTACTGCTTCTGGTGGATCTGGTTCAGCAACACACTACACTGTAACAGCTCACTCAGAAGAAGAAGAAGAAAGTTTGCAGGGTGTCGGTGTGGCTCCCTCTGCTTCTACAATCAGTGCTATCACTAGGGCTGATCCTGGTGTTGTCACGTGTACAGGAACACATGGTCTAGTCGATGGAGACCTTGTAGAGATTACTAGTATTGTTGGTATGACACAGTTGAATGGCAGACGGTTCACTGTTGCAAATAAAGCATCTACTACTTTTGAGTTGCGTGGAGAAGATACAACTAACTACACAGCTTGGTCATCAGCGGGTACAGTCACACCGTGTTTTACGACAAGCTCTAATAACTCAGGTGTTACTATCTCATGGACGGGTAACGATGACGCTGTAAGGTATAGTATTTATAAACTGTCCGCAGGCGTAATGGGATGGATTGGATCTTCTGCTGGTACTTCTTTCTTGGACACAGGTATCGTAGCTGATACAGCAATCACTCCTCCAACATTCACAGAGCCATTTATTCTTGATGGCTATAAACCAGGAGCAGTCGCATTCCATCAGCAGCGTTCTGTTATGGGTGGTAGTACTGAAAAACCTGATACGTCATGGTTCTCTGTTATCGGTAGCTCTAATAACTTTAGCCGTCGATCTCCTGCAACTGAATCAGATGGTTTTACTACGACTATTGCCTCTCGTGAGATTAATGAGATCCGGCATTATGTTTCTCTTGGTGATCTACTTGTATTCACAAGTGGTGCTGAATGGGCTTTCCGTTCAACTACTGGAGATTCTAGATTTTCTATCTCTACTATTTCACAGGAACCTCAGACATCTTGGGGATGCTCTCAAGTTCCACCTATTGTGATTGGTAATAAGGCTTTGTTTATTTCAGAAACAGGGACACAAGTTAGAGCTTCTGGTTATACATTCCAAGATGATGCTTATTCTGCTTCTGAAGCGTCTATCCTTGTCCCACATCTATTCCGAAATAGAACAGCAATTGATTGGGCTTTTGTTGAAGCGCCTGAACCACTTGTATATATGATTATGAGTGATGGCGATCTTAATGTTTTAACTTTCAATGAAGAACAGGATGTAGTCGGCTGGACTACCATGAACACAGATGGTGAATTTGAAAGCATTGCTTCTATTCGACCTACTATCGCTTCGACGAGTAAAGAAGCGTATGTAGTTGTAAAACGTGTTATTAACGGAAACACTGTTCGTCTTATTGAGCGGACACATGACCGTGGGTTTGAAGATGTTGAAGACTGTTTCTTTGTTGATTCTGGTCTTTCTTTAGATTCTCCTAGTACGATCTCAGGAATCACTCTTGCTAGTCCAGGTGTATTAACTGTCACGGGTCATCCTTTTGTAGATGATGATAAAGTAGATATCACTGGTATCGTATGGAAAGCAACTGAAGACGCTTATGGTAACTTCATTCAACCTGATCAGTTGAATAAGAAAAGATTTACAGTAGACAATAAAACAACTAATACATTCACTCTTATCGACAATGATACTGGAGTAGCCGTTAACACAACGGCTTTCCAAGCTTATGTTAGTGGAGGTCAAGTAAGAAAAGCAGTTTCTACTGTTACAGGTCTTCATCAGTTTCCAGATACACGTGTAACTGTTTTGGCTGATGGGAATGTCATCAGTAATCTAACTGTGTCTGCTTTTGGAGAACTTACTTTACCTCGTAAATTTAGCCGGATACATGTTGGTTTGCCATACACGTCTGAGATTGAAACTCTTGACCCTGAATCTAGAACAGCTAGTCGTGGTACACAACAAAGTAAGTTTAAGAACATATCTACTGTCACTGTGCGCTTTGAAAGATCACGAGGCATGTGGATTGGACCCACTATCAACGAACTTGTTGAAATGAAACAACGTGAATTTGAAGCTTATGGCGAGCCAACTGAACTTCTAACGGGAGATCAGATCACTACTATTACATCTAGGTGGAATCGCAATGGTCGATTGGTTATTCGACAACGTGATCCACTTCCAATGTCTATCCTCGCTATTATTCCTGACATATTAGTAAATCGCGAACAATGAATGAGATTGTACATTTAGAGGATTGGCATATAGATCGACTATCTTCGACTATGCAGCAGGAAGATGTAGATGCTGTATGGGCATGGGATCATATGACACCTAGAGAAGCTTTGGATTACTCTGTAAAGAACTCACGCACAACTTTAACCTGGCTGTCAGAAGGGGAAGTTGCAGCAGTATTTGGTTACAGCAGCCCTAACTTACTCAGTAATATTGCTTGCCCATGGATGCTTGGCTCTCCATTGTTGATGGAAAAGCCACGATACTTTCTAGGAGCTAGTAGGCAATGGGTAGATGGATTAAAAGAACGGTTTAGCTATATGTCAAATGTAGTCGATGCAAGACACACACGCTCCGTAAGGTGGCTCAAGTGGCTTGGAGCAACAGTACATCCAGCTACACCAATGGGTGCAGAAGGATTGCCCTTCCACTTACATGAGATGAGGAACTAAAATGGCAGTAACAGCAACAGGAAAACGATCAGGCAGTCCAAGGTACAATTTTGGGACCTTTAATCCACTTGTCTCATTAGCTCCTGAAGAAGAGAATGTACCGTTCACTACAGCTCAGCGCATTGCTATGGGAGGTTCTATTCTCAGTGGTGGTATGGCAGCAGGTGGTCAGTTAGCACAGGGGGATGCTCTACAGAAGCAATCTGTCTACCAAGCTGCTCAACTTACCCAAAACGCTGAACTAGCTCGACGAACGGCTAGAGAGATTGAAAGTGCTGCTGGCGTTGCTATTCAGGAACGTAGCCAAGAGACTGCACAGTTAATCGCTATGCAGAAGGCACAGCTTGCAGGTGCTGGTATTGTAGTTGATCAAGATACTGCTCTGTCTCTTATTGATGATGCAGTGAGGCTTGGTACTCTGGACAAACTAACAATGTCTAAGAATGCTGAAAGGCAAGCTATGGCTGCTCGTATCCAGGCTTCACAGTTTGAGGATCAAGCAGCACTACAGTTGGCTGCTGGTAAAGATGCTAAGAGTGCGAGTAAGATGGCAGCAACCTCAACTCTTTTAGGCACAGCAGGTACTGTTGCGGGTAAATGGTACACGTATGATATTTATAATACACAGGGGATTACGTAATGCCTATAACCATTAACACAAAACGTACAGTTGCCCCTACTGTTAACCAATCCCCATTTAATAGCGGCTCAGCGCCTCTTGGTGCATTTGGTGGTTATACTGCTCGTGCCCAAATCAGAGCAGCAGAGGAGCTTGGGAGAGCTGTAGAGCAGGGCTCTGAAGTTATGCTTCATATTGAGGAGCAGGAGAACCTAACTGCGGCTCAGGAAATGGAACTTGAGTTTAGTAGTTTCATTAAAGAAACACTGATGGGTGATGGAACTCCAGAAAACCTAGGGTATTTAAGTACACAAGGTTACAACGCTGTCGATAATCAACTTAATACCAATATGGCTATTGAACAGTTTGCAGCGTCCAAGATTGAGGGATCAGAAAACGCACGTATTGCTAAGTTGTTTGGAGATGCCTCTGTTGCTCGCATCGATGCTGCATCTAATCAGATTAACTACCATGCTGTTGGACAACGTACTGCCGCTGTCGCAGCTATGAACGAAGCATATCGTGAAGAAGCTATCACATATATGACTGACAATTTGTATACGCTAGACGGAATTGCAAACCTTGATCTGTGGCAGAGTACCATGGACACATCAGATACTGTATTGGCAACAATAGGAGCTAATGCAGGTGAGCATCACTTGGTAACTGAAAATGCCCAGGTCGAAGGTCGTTCAGAGATCTCATTTATGTTTGCAATGAACATTGCCTTGTCTGGATATGATGAGGACAGACAAGAAAGAATTGACTTGGCAAAAAGATTTTTAAGTCTTAAAGCCGCTTCCTTTACTCCTGCTGATTTGGCACTAGCTAGAAATGAACTTGATCAAATTCTAAGGTTACACCTAAATGATGAAAGAATAGCTCAAACTCTTGCAGATGATCAAAAAGTAAGATATCAGGAAGAAAACTTTATTAGTCTAATCGGCAGGGCGGCAGCAGGTGAAGATGTAACAGCAGATGCCCAGCAGATGGCTGATGAAGGTGGTCTAAACTCTTCTCAACTTATGAAATTTACAGGCAATCTAACAGGAAACGAAGACCTGTACTGGAGGCTTCAAAGTGAAATAATTAACTTGGAACCCACCAATACAGAAGAACTTAATGATATTAGAGACCAAATTGAAGAAAGCACGATGACCCAGAAAGAGATTGCGGGCGTCTACAGTCTCTTAATCCAAAAAGAAAAGGAAGAAAATATAAATATTTCAGGAGATTTGTATAAACTCCTTAACACTCAAATTTCAAATATTTTAAGTGGAACAGCCCCAGGATCGCAGGGGGATACATCCGTAAGAGTTACTAAAGTTCAACTAGAGTTTTATAATTTGGTAAGCGATATTGACGGACAAAATAAGGATGCAGTTCAAGCAGCTTATAACAGTCTGATGGAATTGGCAACACCAATTGACAGTGTACATCTTACTCGGGATAAACTTCCTGATGGAATGCCGACAAGTTTTGATCCATCGACATTAATGGGTAGAGATCCAGTGGCTGTGCGTAGGGCGCTTGATGAGTCTATTGCTTTTATTTACGCCATGGAATTGGGTAAAGACAGAGATATAGAATTGGCAAAATGGGATACTCTCAACAATGTAGTCCCAGGACAATGAATAAAACATTGAGGCAAGCATAATGGCAACGACTGATGAGATTGAAAAGATTGAAGAAGACAAGGTGCTAGGTAACGTTGCCTCGCCAGATCTAGATCCTTTGCAAGAATCAGACCTTGTTGCAGATGAAGAGATTGTGCCGACACAAGAAGACCCAGAACCTCTTATTGAAGAAACTGTAACTGAAGAAATAGATCCTCTTGTTTACGATGAAGACCCTGTTATTAAAGAGGAAGACCCTATTACAGTCGCTGAGTCTTCTATAGAAAATGATCCGTTCAGTCCTACTGAGCTTGAAGAAGACGATGATAATGAGCTTCCTTTGTTGGAAACCTCTAAAGAAATATCAGAAGAGAATTTTGCTCAAAATGCAGCCGCTGCTGCTGAAAGACTGAAAGCCAACCCAGATTATGAGTTTCCAAAGCCACTCAATGAAATGGGAGATGTTCCAGAAGATGACCCACTCTTTTTGAAGGTCTTCAAGAACATTGCTGAAATCCCAGAGCAAGTGTATGGCGGTGCCGCCCTTGCACTTAATAATACAGCCAATGCTATTGATGAGCTTGGTGAAGTTCTGTATGACAATATCCCTATGTCTGTACAGGATGCAATGAAAGTTAGCCCGGTAGCTCCTTTTGCTTATTATTTGCAGCATGCAAAAGAAACTAATCCAGCACAACTTCCTGTGCCAGAGGCTGATACAGTTACTGGTCAAGTTACTCAGAGCATCTCTCAATTTGTTGTTGCGTTTATTCCTGTGCTCAGAGCAACCAGGCTTGCCACAGGCGGCGCTAAGGTTATGAACTGGTATGGTCGGGCTGCTCAAGCCACGGCTGCTGGTGCTGTTACGGATTACTTTGTGTGGGACCCGCACGAGGAACGCCTTGCCAATATGCTCAATGAGTTAGAAATCGCAGGTGTTCCTCTGAAGAACCCTGTGTTGGATTACTTGCAGCAGGATGATGAAGACGGTGCTATTGAATCTCGTCTAAAGACAATGGTCGAAGGCGCTATGTTTGGTGTCATTGCCGAGCCAGCTATGGCTGTCTTCGGTAAAACCTTTATGTCAAGTCTGAGGTTTTTGAAAATTGCCAAGGCAAAGGCTGGCCTTGCTAATCGTCGAGACCCCCTTAAAAATAACCTGAATGTTTATTATAACGGTGTAGAAGGTGAAGCCTCTCTCGAACTGATTAACAACGATTCAGCTCGTTATATTTTGCAGCCTGGTAAGTATTTTGACTACAAGAATGCAGAGATGCAGGATGATATGTTTAGAGGTTTGGACGGAGATCCAGATCTAGATCCTGAGATTCTTCAACGTGCATTGGATGGAGACAGTGACGCACTAAATAATCCTGTTATCAATGAATGGCTTCTTCATAATGATTATGAGGGACATTGGCGCAAGGTAATTGATGGTGTAGGTCCAAAAGTTCCTGGTACTGATGCTGCAAGCCCACAAGTTTCTGCTGGTTTTGTACCGACTAAACCTTTTACACGTACCTATAAAGCCCCTAATAGTGTCATTGGTATGTCTGGTGACCAGATAGAAGAAGCAGCAGAAGCATCAAAGGCTGGACATGCTGCCGATATTCGGCGAGTGTTTGACCCTGATACAGCAGAAAAAGTTATCAAGCTAGATCAGAGAAATAGTGATTCAGCTCTGAGAGAGCTTGAGCTTATGGATATGACTGAAGATCAGTCATTTGTTATTTACGGTAATAGAGACATTGAAGGAGATAGTCTAACATACGAAGATCTTGATCAACTGCTTAGGACCTCGCGAAATTCCATTTATTCCCCCGAGATAAAAAACGCAGAGATCCTTCTTGATCTTCAACGTGTTCTGCTAGACCTAAAACCAGAGCAATTTTCCTTAATTCGTGATGGTGGCGGAGACGTATCTGAACAAGGCTTGTTCATTCAGATGGTTAAAGCTATGGATGAACTGATGCAACGTGGTTTGTCCAAGGATAAGATAGATCAAGGGGTAATCGGTGCAGCTCGTAAACGTGGGATGGAAGACAATGACATCGAGTCCATGTTTGGAGATTTCTTAGGGGAGTGGACTAAACCTCAGCCTCGTACTGTCCGTGAATCAGCTCCTATGATCGAGCCTCCTGTACGTGAGGAACCGCTCGGTACTAGTGACGGAACTGATTTTGTTGGTCCTCCGGCTGCACGTAGGCATGTCAAAGTATATGACCCTACTAAGCTGTCTGTAGCTCCTCCAGAAACAATGTTTCAAGTCTATAAGATGCTGGGTGATCCCAAAAGAGGTATTATAGAAAGAACCACTGTAAAACAATATCTAAGAGGTGAAATCAGCAAGCATGATTTCCTGAACAGCATTAACTTTGCTAAGTTTGATGAAAACACTAACATCAGAGCTATGGCAGAGTCGTTTAACAGTAATATGGTGGACACTCCTGAGTTCAACAGGGCCATCCATTCTGACCAGAACCACCTTGTAGAAATTGATACAGCAAAGCTTATTGAAATTGATTCTGCTAATGGAACAAGCCTTGCAAGAGAAGTGCGTGACGGAGACAGGATATTCCAGATCTCTGAAGGTGACAACGTTGTAGGTGGATTGGTTGTTGGGAAGCCAAATGCAGAAGGTGTAGCCCAAGCTAACTGGCGTGGGGTAGGTGCAGTTGGTGAACGCCAGATGCACGTCCTGCTTAGGCAGATCAAACACAAGATGCCAGAGTTGAAAAGGATCGAAGGAAAGAACCTTGGTGTCAGGGCACGTAGTATCGAGGCAGAAAATGCACAGCCAAAGGGATGGGACATTCCTGAAGAAGTTATGGATTCTCCTAAAGGCCCAATCTCTATGGCTGCTATGGAGAAGCTGGCTCTAAGGCTGGATGTAAGCGTTGATCAAGTTATGTCTTACATTCCAGGAGGAGGATCTCCTCAAGGATTCCTACACGCTACAAATATGCTGTATGATGCTGCTGAAATGCGGACAAAATCTATAGCGGATGAGATTTCCAGGCTGTCTTTAGACAATACCCTTGACGATCCAAGCCAACAGTTGATTTATGAAGGCATGCGTATGCTGAACATTCAGCAAGGTATTGGTGAATCTCTAAAGAACCAAGCTTCCGATATGGGCAGAGGTCTACAGAATGTAGGGTTTGGTCAGAAAATGAGGAAAGCTAAGATAAGAGCTGGGGAGAACTATAAATCAGGTAGACTCTTAGAAAACTTCACTCCTCTAAGAGGCACAGAACAAGAAGTTAAAGAACAGATTGACTCTGCTATTATCAATGAAGGGAGCATGGACCAAGCTATCCGTTTGATGCGAGCTATTGCTGATGGTGCTTCAGAAGATACTGTTAGGGTTTTGCGCAACGGTACTAAAGCTAAGCGTATTCAAGATATGATTGTTGAGATGTGGTACTTTGGCTGGTTGTCATCTGTGCCTCTTCACGCTGGTAATATCTTTGGTAACTCTATTAACGTTCTATATCAAATTCCAGAGCGTTCTCTGGCTGCACAAATTGGTAAAGCTAGGCAAGCCCTTGGACGTGGTAGTGCTGAAGATGCTATTGTAGAAGGCGAAGCCACTGCAATGATGCAGGGTTATGCAACATTTCTTAAAGAAGCCCTCACTGCTTCATGGGTAACAGCTAAAACTGGTGTAACAACTCATCAAAAACTAGATCAGAATGCTGTACGAGCATGGTCTGCTGAAACTTGGGGCCTTAATAAGAGTGATAAAGCTTTTGCTAGACAGTTAGGTAAAACCCTTGATGGGATTGGTCTACTCTTCAACACTACAAGCAAGGCATTGTCAGTTGCTGATGAGTTCTTTGGCGTGTGGTCTACTAAAGCAAACTTGACTGCACTAGGGCATCGTGAAGCCACTAGGCTTGGTCTCACTGGAAAGAAGTACGCTGAGAAAGTCAATGAAGTTCTGATGAAAGCAACGCCTGATCAATTGGCGGAAGCTAGGGCATTCGGACATGCACTAACTCTCACTACGCCACTTGGTTCTACAGGCAAGAAGATGCAGGCTGTTCTAAATAACAACCCTCTTATCGGAAAGGCTATAGTACCATTCTTTAAGACCCCTACAAACATTGTTAAGTTTGCAGGAGTACGTACACCACTTGGGTTCTTTGCTAAGAGTGTCCGAGCAGATATCGCAAAGGGTGGTGCTGCTGGTGATCTAGCTCTAGCACGTATTACGCTAGGCACTGGTATTGCGTTTACTATTGCAAATGAAGTTTGGAGTGAAAGAGTTACTGGCGCTGGTCCTACTAGTCCTGGGCTACGTGAAGATTGGCTTCTGACGCACCAGCCTTTTAGTATGTTGGTAGGTGATACTTGGGTTAGTTATGATCGAGCAGACCCTATTGGTATTGTCTTTGGCATTGCAGCATCTGCTGCTGAGATGACAGGCAATATGAGGGATGACGATAGCCTAGACATTATGAGTGCTCTTTCCTTGGCAATCTCTAAATCAGTTGTGAGTAAGACTTGGCTTAACAGTATGAGTAAGGTTCTTCAAGCCTTTACAAGTGGAAATGAAGATGCACTTAACAGAATGATTGCCGGTGTTGCTGGTAACTTTATCCCTGGGTCAGGTCTTTTAAGTTCTATTAAGGGTGAGGTTGACCCTGTATGGAGAGATACTGAGAGTATCCTTGATAATATAAAATCAAGGATTCCTGGTTATAGTAGTGATCTTCCAGCTAATAAGAACTACTGGGGAGAAGATATTACTCATATGACACTTGGTCCTAAAATTCTTTCCCCGCTGTTTACTATGAAAGCAAATTCACCAGCAGCGAGTGATTGGCTCTGGGAGAATCGAGTTACAATTAGGTCACCGACTCAAAGGCAATCTTTCCCGTCTCAGTATGGAAGTGCTTCAGTAGAGTTGACAACCCATCAGCATGCTAGGTTTAAGGAGTTGGCAGGTAATGGTTGGAAAGATCCTAATACTGGTCTTGGTTTACTAGACACAATGAATAGTATTATCGCGGGAACTCATAGTCTTTCTTCTGAATGGAATAGTTCCACTAATGGACCTGATGGTGTTAAGTCTTTGATCTTTAGTAATCTTCAATCGTACTTCCGCAAGGGAGCTAGAGCAAGACTGCTGTGGGAAGATGAAGAATTGCAAAGTAAAGTTAACAGAGAAGGTAAAGCAGCTTACGAAGCTCTAACTATAGGACCACAGATTTAACAGATTTGGAAAGAAAATGACAGTTTCATCTACTACTAAAAAGGTTACAGCGTCGGGTAACGGAAGTGCAACTGTATTTTCGTTCTCCCCATTCACTGTGTTCCTTGATACAGACCTACTAGTTATTAAAGTTGACACAGCAGGAAACGAGACTACTCTGGTAAAAGGTACTGGTACGACAAATTACAGCGTAACTCTGTCAACGCCATCTAGCCTACCGTCTACAGGGTCTGTAACTTTTCCTGCAACAGGATCTACTAGACTGGCTACTGGCGAAAAGATTGTTATGAAGAGGAAACTATCTCTTTTGCAAGACATTGACCTTCTTAATCAAGGAGGTTATTTCCCTGATGTTCTTGAAGGTGGTCTTGATAAAGGCGTGATGATCTCTCTTCAACAGCAGGACGATATAGACCGTAGTCTTAAAGGGCCAATCACTGACACCGTGAGTGTCGAGATACCTAGCCAGGCCACACGAGCCAATAAGTTCCTTACCTTTAATGGATCAGGAGTTCCTACCGTATCGGCAGGGACTACCGGTGGCGTGACAGTCTCTACATTCATGGCGACAGTACTTGATGACACGTCAGCAGCAGCAGCTCGTACTACTTTAGGTGCGGCAGGTACTACGGCTGCTTCTACTAGTGCAGCAGGCATTGTCGAGCTTGCCACAACTGCTGAAACGACAACGGGTACAGACGCAACCAGGGCGGTCACCCCTGATGGACTACATGATATGACAAGCCTTGCTGGGGCTGCATGGATGCTAGATGAAGATGCAATGGGCACCAACAGCGCAACCAAGGTGGCCAGTCAGCAGAGCATCAAGGCCTACGTCACATCTTCTATTGCGGGGATCAGCGTTAACGCATTCACACTGGCCTCTCCTCAGG